GTCTATTCTTATACTAAACAGAATGGCTAGGTAACTATGGCAGCTGCAAAACGGCCCGTTAAAAAACAGAACGCAAGAAAACCAGCGGTAATAAAACCGAAACGACCCGAAACCAACCTGGACGCTCTTGAATTGGTGATAGACCAACTACGTCACGCCGGCCGTATTGAGCGCATAGACGAGGCAGTAGTTATGGCAGCACGAGCCTTGGCCGCACAGGTAGACGATAAACCAGATAACGCCGCATTATGGCGAGAATACCGAGCAGCTGAGCAAACGCTCAGAGGAATTAGCACCTATGCAGACGACGCATTTACCTTACTCATCGACCAGCTGCACGCCGAGAGTTAGCACCGGCAGAACGCCAGGCCGCACTAATCACGGTAAGCAAGTAGCCAAAATTGCCGAGATACTCGGTAATCCGTTAATGCCCTGGCAGCAGCTAGTGGCCGACGTAGCCACCGAGTACCACATAAAAGACGGGCAAGAAATCCCCTACTACCGTGAGGTTATAGTCACCGTCCCCCGACAGGCCGGCAAGAGTACGCTACTACTAGCCCTATTTCTACATAGAGCTCTACTATCTAAGACACCTCAACGGCTGGCCTACACCTGCCAGACAGGCTGGGACGCACGTAAAAAACTCTTAGACGATTGGGTACCCATTATTGAAAAAAGCGCCATAGGGAACGCTGCTAAACGAATATATCGAGGTGCCGGTAATGAGGCCGTCGTATTTAAAAATGAGAGCCGACTAGAAACCCTACCAACCACGTCTACAGCAGGTCACGGTCGCACACTCGACGTAGGCGCAATAGACGAGGCATTTAGCGACACAGACGACCGACGAGAACAGGCAATGCTCCCAGCAATGGCCACCCGTAAAGCAGCACAGCTCTACGTAGTAAGTACCGCCGGCACAAACGAAAGCGCCTACCTCAGGCGTAAAGTAGCGGCAGGTAGGGCAGCTGTAGCCGAGGGCATAACTACAGGCCTCGCATATTTTGAATGGTCGGCCCTAGAAAACGACGACCCAGACGACGAGGCGACATGGTGGCAGGCCATACCCAGCCTCGGCATAACCGTAGACATAGAGACGATTAGGCACGCACGGCGCACCATGACCGACAACGAATTTCGCCGAGCCTGGTTAAACACGTGGACACAGGCCAGCGAGCTAGCCATACCAGCCCCAGCCTGGAATAAAGCGCAAGAGCCCAAAACTAAACCAGCCGGCGAGCTCGCCTACTGTCTCGACATATCGTTAGACCGAGCCATTAGCAGTATCGCCGTAGCCGACGAGTTAGGTCGCCTAGAGGTTATAGAAACCAGGCCAGGTACCGGCTGGGTATTAGACCGCCTCACCGAAATAGTTGGTAAGCATGGCGGCCGTGTTGCTATAGACATGTACGGCCCAGCTGGCGCATATGCACCACTATTAGAAACCGCCAAAATTACGGTAGAAAAATATGCTTTAAAAGATATTTGCCACGCAGCCAACAGGTTCTATGACGCACTCATAGAGGGCCGTATCAAAATCAGACCTAACGAAAACCTAGACAGGGCCGCCCAGGCGGTACGTAAAAAGCCCATAGGCTCTAGCTGGTTATGGGCAAGAAATGACCCAGCAGTAGATTTAACGCCATTATTAGCCGCAAGTGTGGCATATCATTGTGCTACAGATAAAAGAGCTCGGCCTATCGTTAGGAGTGTCATATTTTGATAGCCTCAGCATTACAGGTAATAGGGATTAGTATTACTCTCGTGGCGCTCACACTCATAAACCCCATACTCGGTTTATCTATTACAGGTCTGGCCGTGACAGGTTTCGGCATATTGTTAGAGGGTAAAGGTAAATAATGTTACGCCAACTATTTACCAGGGCTACCGTGCCGAGTGTCGCCAATATTAACGGCGGCACCGTAGACGCCTACGGCAGAGTCGGTCGTTTCGGAGAATACGTAGACGCTGGTACCTACGTAGACGAAAATACGACGCTCACCGTCTCGGCCGTATGGCGAGGTATCAACCTGATAGCCGATGCTATCGGCGGTCTACCTATTCATGCTTACGAAAATGGCGAGCGTATCGAGCCAACGCCTAGCATTTTATTACGACCTGCCTACCCTGAGACTGCCGTAGAAACTTACTCGGCAATGGTCGGTACCCTAATCCTGCACGGTAACTACGTTGCCGTACTAGGGCCCGCAAACATGAACGGCTACCCCGAACTCATCTATCCGGTAGCGCCGACTCGTGTATCTGTCACTCGTGATAGCGGCCGCCTCGTCTACAAAATTGACGACATGGTTTTTAATGCTAGCGAGGTTATGCACATTAAAGCGCACAGCCGACCTGGCAGCGACTACGGACTAGGACTACTACAAACTCAGCGGCAGCTCATCGGCTCAGCTTTAGCAATTAACGAATACGCTGCTAAATATTTTGCTGGTGGCACAGCACCCACAGGCATTATTAAAAGTGCTAACCCAGACCTAACCCAGCAAGAGGCCGACCTGCTAAAAAGTATGTGGCTACAGCATTACGGCGGCCGTAACCGTGAACCCGCTGTACTCAACAGTACAACCGATTTTACGCCCATTACAGATAATGCTCAGCAGGCCCAGCTCATAGAGTCTCGTACGTTTAGCTTGACCGAGGTAGCAAACGCTTTAGGTATACCTGCCTACTATTTGGGCGCACCAAATACGAGCCGCACGTATAGCAATGTTGAGAGCGAAAACATGCAGCTAATCCGCTGGTCTCTCACACCCTGGCTAACTCGTGTCGAGCAGGCCATGAGCGACCTACTACCAGAGGGACAGTACGCCAAATTTAATTTAGACAGCCTGCTACGTGGGGATACTCTCAGCCGATATCAGGCGCACCAAATAGGCATAGACGCAGGATTTTTAACCGTAGATGAGGTACGCCAAATAGAGGATAAACCTATAGATATGGCCGAAAGCGCCGATACCGAAATGATAGACGCACCAGCAACAGCAGATACAGCAGAATTACCGAACATGGCAGGAGATACCGCCAATGATTGAACATAGAAACTATGAGCTAGACCTAGAGGTACGAGCAGGCGAGGACGGCCGTACCGTGTGCGGTATCGTCGTGCCATACAATTTTGAGCAGCGCATTAACAGCCAACTCACCGAGGTATTCAGGCCTGGCGCATTTGCCGCCGTGACACGCGCAGCTCACCGAGTCAAGCTGCTAGTGAGCCACGACAGCAACGCTCTACCTATCGGCCGTGCCACCAAATTAGAGGAAACGCCAACAGGTCTATACGGAGAATTTAAAGTAAGCAAAACCGACAGAGGCGACCAAATTCTAGAGCTGGTACGTGACCAGGCGCTCACCGAATTTTCTATAGGTTTTGCACCATTAAAAGACCGCAAAACGACTACAGGCGTAGTCGAGCGTATTAAAGCCCATTTAGCCGAGGTGTCGCTGGTTACATTTGGTGCCTACGGTGAAAATGCTGTAGTGAGCGCCGTACGTGAACTAGAGCAGTGTCGCCCAAATTTAGACGCTGCACGAGCTCTATTAGACAGCCTTAAAAAGTGAAAAGCGTCGTTAAAACAGTTACTACTACACCCTCAATAGTGGTAGCCGCCGACGATAAGAACCGAGAAGTACTGCTACATGTCATCGGTACCGGCACCGTATACCTGGGCGGCTCAGACGTCACTACTACTACAGGATTTTTAACCGAAAAAAACGGTGTACCATTATCTTTAACCGTTCCATTTAATGAGACTGTATGGGCGGTAGTGGGAACAGGCACCGAAAATGTGCGAATACTCACCCCAGACGTAGATTAAAACTATGCCCTGGCATATCGAAACAAACTACGCAGGCTGCACCGGCTACGCCGTTGTCAAAGACGACACAGGCGATATAGAGGCCTGCCACCCCACCAGAACCGACGCTAAAAAACATTTAGCAGCCTTATATATTGCCGAGCCGACGGCAAGAGCTTTAGACCGTGCCGGCGTCATTGTGGACATAGACGGCACTCTAGTAACAAATAATGGTACGCCGAGGCCTGCCGTTATTGAATACGTGAAACAGTTAGACCGCCCTATTTTTATCGTTTCGGGCCGTGACATTTCTACCCGTGTGGTCACTAAAGAGCTTATAGATAGTCTCGGTATTAACTATCAGCAGATTTATTTAAACGATAGAGGTAGCACGCTGGCCCATAAAAAAGCTACAGCGAGCCGCCTTATCGGAATGTACGGTATTAACGTGGCGGTAGAAAATGACGCTGCCACAAGAGCTATTTACTCTGAGCTCGGTATAGGTGACGTAGTAAACCCTAACGATATTGGTCGTCGTATTCGTCTTGAATATGCGCTAAATATTATGCGCCGTCTGCTACCGTGAAATATAGAACATAGAGCACCCCACAAATAGTGGCACCCTCAGCATTAAAAACCATATACCCCCACGTTTTTACTACAAAAGGAAACCCCCACTATGAGTAATCCATTTCTTAATGGTCTGACCGAAAAGCGCCAGGCTAAAACCGCCCTTATCGAGGCAACGCTTAACGCTGCTGCCGACTCTGACCGTGACCTCACCGAGGCCGAGCTGGCGAACGTTGAGGCATTGAGCACCGAGGCCCGCAAGCTTGACGAGCGCATTACCGTTATCGCCGAAATCGAGACACGTAACGCTAAGGCCGCCGAGTTGGCCGCCAAAATTGACGGCGCTACCGAAACACGAGCCACAGGTGGCGCACGTATCACCAGCGAGGAACCGACCTACTCGGTACGTTCAGAGCACAATTTTTTAACCGACGCACTTAACGCCTCTTTTGGTTGGGATAGTGACGCTCAACAGCGTATGAGCCGCTATAACCGTGAGGTAGCTATCGAGCGTCGTGACGTTGATACGTCTAACTTCGCTGGTCTCGTCGTGCCGCAGTACCTCGTGGACATGTACGCACCGTTGGCACGTGCCGGCCGTCCGACCGCCGATATCGCACGTAAGCACGCACTCCCAGCGCAAGGTATGAGCGTGAACATTTCACGAGTCACTACCGGCGTAGGCGTTGAATATCAGGCCGCCGAAAATGACACCGCTACCGAAACCAACATGGACGACACGCTTTTAACTGTGAACGTGAACACCATCGCAGGTATGCAAGACGTCTCAAAGCAAGCCATTTTACGTGGCGCTAACATTGAGGACGTCGTGCTGGCCGACCTCGTACGGGCATACCATACGAAACTTGACTACGGCATTTTGAACGGCACCGGCTCAAGCGGCACCCCCACAGGTCTAACGACCCTCAGCGGTACCGTGAGCGTCACCTACACCGACGCCTCGCCAACCGTTGCCGAGTTGTACCCCAAATTGTTAGACGGTATCCAACAAATCCAGAGCAACGTTTTTCAGGGCCCTAGCCATATCATTATGCACCCTCGCCGCCTCGGCTGGTTGCTGGCAGCTACGGACACCACAGGCCGCCCGCTGGTAGTACCTAACGCTAATGGCCCGATGAACGCTGCCGGCACCTACTCAGGTCTCGGCTACGGACAGTCTGGCCAATACTCCATTGTTGGCCTGCCGATTATCACCGACGCAAACGTAGCGACAAACCTCGGCGCAGGTACCAACCAGGACGAAATCTATATCGTCGCCGCCGACGAACTGCATTTGTGGGAGGCACCAGGCCAGCCCACCTATGTACGTTTTGAACAGCCAGATGGCAAGGTAGCGGTACGTATCGTCATGTTCGGTTTCTCAGCGTTCACCGCTGGACGTTATCCAAAAGCCACCGCTAAAATTGGTGGTACAGGACTCGTTACCCCGACATTCTGACCCACACGGCCAGAGTAGCTGCTGGCGTACTTGTAACACGCCAGCAGCTAACCCCCACCTAGAAAGCAGCCGCCATGAGTTTAGAAAAGCAAATAGCCGCAGCTGTCGCCGCAAAAATTCCACCGGCAACTATCGCTAAAATGTTTGGTCTCGCTGAGGTTGCTATTAAAGCTGCACCAGCTATCACCGAAATTGCAGACGAGGTAGCGGCCGTCGTGAAACCAGCACGGCGCAAAATCATTAAAGGTAAGTAATGGCAATTACCAACGGCTACGCCACGCTGGCCGAGGCTAAAGCATATTTAAGTATCGCCGACAGTATCGACGACACAATGCTAGAGGCTATGGTCATGTCAGCGAGCCGAGCCATAGATAATATTGCTGGCCGCCGTTTCTATCTAGACGCCTCAGCGAGTGCACGCCTATACCGTAGCAATAACCCATACATACTCACGGTAGACGATTTTGGTAGCACGACAGGCCTAGCCCTAGCTTTAGATACAGGCGGCGACGGTATCTACGAGACGACGCTCACCTATAACACCGATTACATTGTCGAGCCGTTTAACGCTGTAGCAATGGGTAAACCATACACACAGGTAACACTCGTGAGCGGCCAGCTACTACCGTACCTGCTTCCTAACTACAGGCCGTCCGTGCAGCTCACCGCTAAATGGGGATACCCCAGCGTGCCCTATGACATTAGCCAGGCGTGCCTCATTCTGACCGCCGACATGTATAAACGTAAAGACTCGGTAGGTGGAAACCTCGGTATCTCAGAGCTGGGCGCTATTCGTATGAGCCCGCTCGGCCGTGATATCGCAGCTATGACCAGAGCATATCGCCGTGAGGTCATTGCATGAGCATGACTCCTAGCAGCGTACGAGACGGCCTCAAAACAGCCTTAGCGACTATCACAGGTTTACGTACCTATGACATTATCCCCGACGGTATCGCACCACCAGCCGCCGTAGTCGGTCTGCTGAGTCTTGATTTTGATATGAGTATGCGCCGCTATCTAGATCACGGCGATATTGAGGTAATGGTTATCGTCGGCCGTATGAGCGAGCGAGCTGCACAAGACAAACTAGACGCCTATCTAGCCGGCAGCGGTAGTGGTTCCATTAAGGCCGCTATCGAGGCAGACACCACGTTAGGTGGCAGCGTGCAGACATGCCGAGTATTAAGCGCCTCACCTACTACTATTACTGTGAGTGGTGCAGATATGTTGTGCTACAGATATCAGATAGAGGTCATCGGATAATGGCAAAATACTTAGTACTCAGCGACAATTTTCGTGAGCCGCAAGGCTCAACAGTAAGCGACGACCAACTAGACGGCCTTAACATTGAGGCGCTTATTTTGGGCGGTCATCTTAAAGCAGAACCCAGCAAAACCAAAACAGACAAGGAATAACAAAATGGCCGTAGAAATTCTCAAGAGCTGCTCAGTCACTATTAACGCTGTCGATTTATCGAGCCTGGTGGAGAGTGTGCAAATTACGCACGCTGCCGAAAAAGTTGAAATTACGTCGATGGGTATGACGTCCCGACGGTACGTCACAGGTCTCGCAGCAGACGCCATGAGCATTAACTTTTATGTCGATTTTGCGGCGACTAAAACAGAGGCAACTATGTACCCGTTAGTAGGCACTACTACTACGGTCGTCGTTAAACCGACCTCGGCCGCTACCAGCGCCACCAACCCTACCTATACGTATTCTAATGCTTTCGTGGAAGCTCACACGCCGCTAGGTACCGGCAAGGTAGGCGAGGTCCCGATGACGCAAATCACGCTCTCTGGTGGCGACATCGTTAAAACCATTGTCTAACCATTAAACATAATTAAACATAATTAAAGGGGATACGCAGCATGGTAGGTAATGAGCTAGAGGTAGTAACGGTTGATGGGCCCGTGCATAGGGTACCTATCACAATTTCGGTTATGTGCGCCTGGGAAGATCAGCACCCTAATTTATTATGGACAGATTGGGCCACAAAACCGACGTTTAAGCCGTTGGCATTTATGGGCTGGGCAGCGTGCCGTAATTACGGTATCGTCGTTAAGCCTTTTAATGAATGGTTGCCAACTATTCAGGCGGTAAACATTATGGGAAAAGAGCAGACGGCCCAGCCTGGCACCACAAACTCGTAGCACAGGTAGCAATACTCACAGGCATAGCACCTAATGAACTGCTCGCTACGCCTATGCTCATATTTGAGGAAATGGTAAACCTACTCGAACAGAGAGCACAGCATGGCCGTACAGCAAACGACAGTAACGATAGATGGGCTTAACCAGCTACGCCGTGCATTTAAAACCTTGAGCGAGAACGCTACACAAGATTTTAAAGCTGCTGGTTACGCCTCAGCTACCATCGTTGCCGACGAGGCTAAAAGTATCGTACCCGTCGTTTCAGGTCGGCTACGTAACTCTATCCGTGCCGCCATGATTGAGACAGGCGGCAAGGTACGGGCAGGTATCAAAAGCGTACCGTATGCGGGCCCTATTCATTTCGGCTGGGGCCGCCGAAATATCACCCCTCAGCCATTTCTTTATCAGGCCATAGACCGACGACACGGCGAGGTACTCGATACATACCTGGCGCATTTAGAACGCATTACAAACGGATTTTGCGTGCCGTCTGGCGGTACAGCACCAGCAGCCAGACGGGCC